TGAATTGAAGGGATTTAAAGTAAATGAATACGTTATAATGGAACATGGTTTTGATTATAAACCTTTTAGTAAATTTGAAAAGGTTTATTCGGGACACTTCCATACTAGATCTAATCAGGAGAACATTTATTATTTGGGGAATCCTTATGAGATTTATTGGAATGATGCTCAAGATATAAGAGGATTTCATATTTTTGATACAGAGACTTTAGAACATAGTCCTATTAATAATCCATATAGGATGTTTTATAAAATTTATTATGAAGATAATGATCATCAATTATTTGATGTAAGAGAATATGAAAATAAGATAGTTAAAGTTATTGTACGTCAAAAAACTAATCCCATACAATTTGAAAAATTTATTGATAAGTTGATTGTTGGTGGAGTTGCTGATTTAAAGATTGTAGAAAATTTCCAACTTATAGAGGCTGAAGATTTTAAAATAGAAGAATCGGAAAATACTCTTTCTATTTTGGATAGATATATTGGAGAGTCTGAGACAGAATTAGATAAGTCAAAAATTCAGACTATAATAAGAAGAGTATATCAAGAATCTTGTGAGTTGGTTTGATGTTTATTATCACCGTGAATGGGAAGGAAAAAGATGGGGCTTATTCAGTAATAGATGATGATGGAGAGCAAGTTCTTTATCTTTTTCATCAAGAAGATGATGCTATGAGATATTCTATGCAATTGGAAGAAATGGGATATCCAGAGATGCATGTTATTGAAGTAGAAGATGAGGTAATGATAAAAACTTGTGAAATGCATGATCATAGATATGCCATTATTGATAGAACAGATATTGTGATCCCTCCTCAGAATGCTCTTGATTTTATAAAATGATTTTATTTGAAAATATATCTTGGAAGAATTTTTTATCTACTGGTAATACTCCAACATGCGTCTGTCTTAATGAAAATGATACCACTTTAATTGTAGGTCAAAATGGAGCAGGTAAGTCAACTATTCTCGATGCTTTAACTTTTGTCCTTTATGGAAAATCTTTTCGTAGAATTAATAAATCTCAACTTATTAATAGTTCTAATGAAAAGGATTGTTTAGTTGACATTGAATTTTCTATAAGTGGAGTTAAATGGAAAATTATAAGAGGAATAAAACCTAATATTTTTAAAATTTATAGAAATGGTGAAGAATTAGATCAATCTCATTCTGCTCTAGATCAACAGAAATGGTTAGAGCAAAGTGTTCTTAAGATGAATTATAAATCTTTCACTCAGATTGTAATTTTGGGAAGTAGTACCTTCGTCCCATTCATGCAATTGCCACCAGGGAGTAGAAGAGAAGTGGTGGAAGACTTATTGGATATTAAAATATTTTCATCTATGAATGTTTTAATTAAAGAAAAGATAAGAGGAGTAAGAGAAGAAATTAGAACTCTAGATTTGAAGAAAGAATCTCTTAAAGATAAAGTAGAGATGCAAAAGACTTTTATTGAAGAAGTAGAGAATAGAGGTAAGAAAAATATAAAAGAAAAGAATGATAAGATTAAAACTTTAGATATAGAAGTTGATACTTGTATGGAAAGAAATAATCTTACAGAAGTGGATATTTCGGACCTTATAGAGAAGCAAGAAAAGGTAACTGGAGCAGGAGAGAAGTTGGTAAAACTAAACAATTTAAAAGGAAAAATCTCTCAAAAAGTAACTACCATTACCAAAGAGCATAAGTTTTTCACAGAAAATAAGGTTTGTCCTACATGTACACAGGATATTGAGGAGGATGTTAGAATAAATAAAGTTGCTGACGCTCAATCTAGAGCAAAGGAGTTGCAATCTGGTTATAAAGAACTAGAAGAAGCAATTAAAACAGAGGAAGAGCGAGAGCGTCACTTTACAAATTTATCTAAGGAGATTACTACATTAACGCATGGCATTTCTAAAAACAATACTCAGATCTCTGGATGTCAACGTCAAATCCGGGATTTGGAATCGGAAATTCAGAAACTTACCGACCAACTTGCAAATAGAAATACTGAGCATGAGAAGTTAGAATCTTTTAGAGATAGTCTTCAAGATACTTATCAGAAATTATCTGAAAAGAAAGAGACTATTTCTTACTATGATTTTGCTTATGGACTTCTGAAAGATGGAGGAGTCAAGGCAAGCATAGTTAAAAAATATTTACCTTTGATTAATCAGCAAGTTAACAAGTACTTGCAGATTATGGACTTTTATATTAATTTTAAATTGGATGAGGAGTTTAATGAGACTGTAGAGTCTCCTATCCATGAAGATTTTTCATATGCTTCTTTTAGTGAAGGTGAAAAGTCTAGAATTGATTTAGCACTAATTTTTGCTTGGCGAGAAGTTGCAAGATATAAAAATTCTGTTAATACTAACTTGATGTTATTTGATGAAGTTTTTGATTCTTCACTTGATGGTTACGGAACAGATGAGTTTATGAAGATTATTAGATTTATTGTAAAGGATGCTAATATTTTTGTTATCTCCCATAAAGAATCTCTACATGATAAGTTTGCAAAGTTATTAAGATTTGAAAAAGTAAAAGGGTTTAGTAGGATGTTAAGTTAATGGCGGTATTTAAACATTTAGACACTGGTAAAAAATTTCTTTTTGTTCATATACCTAGAACAGGAGGAAGATTTATTGAATCTAATTTAGAATCAAGGGGATGGAGATGTGAACCTATAGAGTATTGTGGTATTCCTCACTATAATCATTCTTTTATAGATGATTGTGAGATTACTCATTTTCCTAGAACTTTGTATGAGAAATATTGCAATGCAGAGGATATTCCTCATATTTCAATTATTAGAAATCCCATAGATAGATTTTTTTCATTATCCATTTATTTGACAGAGGCTTATGGTAGGAACATTCAGGAGGATGCTGAAGATGAAGATCAACTTAACGAGATGTTGAATGCTTTTCCTCTTCCAGAGTCTTTGGGGTGGTGGAGATCACAAGTAGATTATCTTTCAGATAAAACGAAGATTTGGAAATTTGAAGATGGATTAGGAAGAAAGTTTTCTAAGTGGTTTAGTGGTATATTAGGAGTTAAATTTCAAACTGATGTTTTTATGTATTACCCTTCTAATAAAAGGGAGGGAGTTACTCAACTTCGGAGAACTGATAAACTTATAGATAATATTAAAAAAATTTTTAGTAAAGATATAGAACAACTTTATCCTGAATTGATATGATGGCAAGTGCCAAACAATACAAGGGTCAACCTCAAAAGGATTGGACTCAGAAGCAATGGTTACAACATGCGTGGGTTCAATCTCATAATCCTTGGATTGCAGAGGATGATAGAGAGTATTGGAAAGATAAAATTAAGGAGTTGATGTAATGGCAGTATTTAAGCATGTAGACAGTGGAAAGAGATTTCTTTTTGTACACATTCCTAGGACTGCTGGTAGATTTGTAGAACAGAATTTAGAAGCACAGGGGTGGGAATGGGAAAAGATTGATGAAAAAATAAAGTTAAGTCGTCGTCATGATGAATCAAAAGTAAGAATGTATGATAGTGTTGATGGAATAGAAATAGCTCATTTCCATAAAGAATACTATGAAAAGTATTTGGAGGTAAAAGATATTCCCCATGTTTCTATTGTTAGAAATCCTATTGATAGATTTATTTCAGCATCAATTTGGTTGACAAGACTTTATGGTGACGAGATTCAAGAATCAATGGAAGATTCAGTAATGTTTAATTCAATGCTTTTTAATTTTCCTATGCCAGAATCTGTAAATTGGTATAGACCAATGGTAGACTTTATGTCAGATAAAACTGAGATATGGAAGTTTGAAGATGGTATGGGAAATAAGTTTTCCAATTGGATAAGTGGCATAGTGGGGGTAGACATCCATATGGATCAGTACTTAGAATATAGAACGGATCCTAGGATGAGAGAAGAAAGATCTGATAGTAGATTAAAAAAGACAGATGCTCTTATAGATAATCTTAGGGTTTTTTATAGGAAGGATTTAAACAAATTCTATCAAGACAATGAAAGTACCAAATTGGATTCATCACTCCAAAAAGGAGAGAAAACGAAAACTTAGACCACAAGCTCTAAGACAAGCAAAAGTTAGGAGACAAGCACTTAAGAGGAAACTCAAAGGTGCTTTTTTTGTATAAATAACTCAGTTTGTTAAGAAATAAAATGACCTCTTTGATTGACCCAAAAAAGTATAGTGAGACTGTTGACCTATTGAGGTCATTTTTTTTGTCTAAAAATTTCCTTGAAGTCCACACACAGAATCGTTTAAGCATCCTTGCTGCATGTGAAGATCCAGAAACAGTAGCAACCTATGAATACAATGGTCAGATTTGGCCATTACCACAGACTGGACAAATGTGGTTGGAATATGAACTTCTTTCTAATCCTTCAGCAGAAGGATTTTTTTGTGTCTCCACTTCATATAGGGCAGAACCAAACCCTGTAGAAGGAAGACATGAAACTATCTTCCCTATGTTTGAGTTTGAAATGAAGGGAGGTGTAAAAGAACTAGAAGAAATGGAAGTGGAGTTGTGTGAATGGTTAGGAATACCATTAGACACAATTAAGATTAAAAAGTATGATGACTGGGCAGACAATTATAAGGTACGTGAGTTAGATCATGGACATGAATCTGCCATAGGTCGTGGGATGATTACTCATTTCCCTGAATGGACATCACCTTTTTGGAATATGGCAAGGAATAATGATGGAACCAGTAAGAAGATTGATGTGATCCTAGGGGGTATGGAAACCATTGGTAGTGCAGAACGCAGTACTGATAAGGAACAGATGCGTAACACTTTCCATACTATTTCAGATGGTGGATATGCTGAACTACTCTACAAATTATTCGGAAAGGAAAGAGTGGAGAAAGAACTTGAAGAGTTCCTCTCCTTTGATTTCTTCCCTAGAAGTGGTGGAGGGATAGGGATGCAACGTCTAATGACAGCCCTTTCATAGGGCATTCATTGTGAGGTGACGAAACTGGTAAACGTGTCAGTCTGTTTAACTGATGTTCCTGGCGGGACTTGTAGGTTCGACTCCTACCCTCACAGTTTAAAAAAAATATTTAGGTATAAGTTCGTAGGCAATAATTTTTGTAAAATATAAGTAATATATTGGTATTTCCTGACTAAATAGATATAGGTGAATGGAGGTACAGTATGCACAATCTGGTATCACATAATGAGCTTGCAAGCTGGAAGTGGGATGAAAAAATCACCCAAGATGAAAAATATACTCAAGTATCCGACTATTTCCAGTGCATTTCAGAATGTGGTATAGTAGACCATCAAGCAAGGAGATTCTGTAGACACATCTTAACTGTCGATTGATTATCAAACCAACCAAGGAGAATTAACACCAAAGTCCCCTCTGATGAAAAGGAGGGGATTGGTTCGTTTAGATAAATAATAATTAGGGTTTATATAAAGATGAAAAGTTTTTCTCAATTCATAAACGAAGCAGAAGATAGAACTGCTCAACAAGCAGCAGTATCTGCTCATCAGGCCAGGACAGGTGGAATGAGAAGAACGACTTCGGGTACTGTAGGAGGAAGGGGAAAACAATTTAAGAAAAGACCTGCTACTGGGGTAGGAAAATTTATTAGAGATAAAGTAAAGTCCTCATTGAAAAAACCAACATCTTCTAAAAAATCTACCCAAAAACCCACACAAACTATAGAACCTAAGACAAAGCCCAACCCAATAACAAAAGGATTAGGAGCAAGACCCGCTTAAAAAAGTGTCCACTACCTCTCCACTTGGGGAGGTTTTTTTGTATGATGGGAGGGTAGAAACAAAAAAGCATGGTCAACTACGAGATTAAATCCCAACTTGCTAAGTTGCTTGCAACTGAAGATTTGGTAGTTGAACATAAGAATATTTCTACTGCTCAATTTAATGTTGAGTCCAGGGTTCTTACTTTACCTTTATGGAAAAAGGCTACTAATATTGTTTATGATTTGTTAGTTGGTCATGAAGTTGGACATGCACTTTATACTCCCAATAGATGGGGGTTTAAAATTCCACAACAATTTGTTAATGTTGTGGAGGATGCACGTATTGATAAATTAATGAAGCGTAAGTATCCAGGACTTTCAAAAACTTTTTATTATGGTTATCAGGAGTTAAATGACAATGATTTCTTTGACATTGATGGTGAAGATCTTACTACTCTTAATCTTGCTGATAGGGGTAATTTATATTTCAAGGTGGGTAACTTCGTTGATATATCTTTTTCAACTGTTGAAAAGAAGATTATCTCGTTAATAGAATCTTGTGAAACTTTTGATGATACTCTTGTCGCTGCAGCAAAACTTTATGAGTATTGTAAGGAAGAAGTAAAACAGAAGGAAAAGAGTGTAGAAGTTATATCTAATAAAGATATATCTCCTGATCCAGATCAAGGTAATGAAACTTTTGAAGAAGAATTTTTTGATGAAGGATATCAGGATGAGGAATTAAGTGAGGGAGAGATAGAAAAGATAATAGAAAATAAAGGTGCTTCTAATTCATCACCAGAACCTGAAGTCTCAACTGATACTGCTTTTCATGAAAGAACTCAAGAGTTAAATGATTTTAGACAACATAGGGAAAATGTATACCTAGAACTTCCTAAGCTTATTTTAGATAATGTAATTGCATCTAATTCTGAAATTCATAGTGTTTTAGAAGAAAGTTGGAAGACTCAATCTATTCCTATGGAGCAAGAAGATCCTTATACTGGAAGGAAGGTACTTTATAAAGCTGATTTTGATTATGTGGATGAAGAATATAATGAATTTAAGAATAATGCTAAGAAAGAAGTAAATTATTTGGTAAAGGAATTTGAATCTAAAAAAGCAGCAGATTCATATGCCCGTGCTGCTACTTCTAAAACTGGAATTTTAGATTGTTCTAAACTTCATACTTATAAGTATAATGAAGATCTTTTTAGAAAAGTAACTACTCTAGCTGATGGTAAAAATCATGGATTAATATTCATGTTGGATTGGTCTGGATCAATGCATTATACTATGCATGATACTATTAAACAGTTATTCAATCTTATATGGTTTTGTAATAAAGTTAATATTCCTTTTGAGGTTTATGCTTTTACTAATGGTTATGAGAACTGGAAAGAAGGGAACTCTCTCCCTAGAATGGAAAAAGAAGAATATAAGTTAGTTGTAAATGAAGATTTTACATTAATGAATTTTCTTACTAGTAAGGTAAGTAAAAATGTATTAGAAAAGCAAATGAAATCTTTATGGAGGGTAGTGTATGCTTTTAAAGAATATGGAGTACAATATACTCTTCCTGGGCAATTTCATTTAGGTGGAACTCCTTTTAATGAAGCTTTAATTTCTTTACATCAAATCATTCCTCATTTTCAAAAGGAAACTAAAATACAAAAAGTCCAGTGTATACTTTTAACAGATGGAGAAGCAAATGTTTTACCTTATCATAAATGGGTAAGCCGGGCTTGGGAAATGGAACCTTTTATGGGATGTCGTAATATTCATCCTCAATCTTCCTATATTCGTAATCGTAAAACTGGACATATCTATCAAGTTGATTATCAATTTTGGAAGTTTGGTGAAATTCTTTTAAAAGATTTAAAACAATCTTTTCCTGATACTAATTTTATTGGAATTAGATTAGTTTCTAATAGGGATTTTGGATCTTTTATTCGTAGATATCAACCTCTAGATGATAAAGAAATGAGACAAGCTAGAAGAGAAAAGTCTTATAACATTACCACTGGGGGATATGATTCTTATTTTGTAATGAATGCTTCTTCTTTATCTTCTGATGATTCATTTGAGGTGGAAGAGGATGCATCTAAAGCAAGGATTAGAAATGCTTTTTCTAAAAGTCTTAAATCTAAAGCGTTAAATAAAAAAGTCTTAAGTAAGTTTATGGATTTGGTATGTTGACCACTTTCCATAGCGTCTACTTCATTCATCCAATTACTTTATTATCAGTTATACTAAGATCATTGAAAAGAACACCACTATGTTTGAGATTAAAATGACCAGAGAGCAAATTATCGAAGGTCTGAAATCCAACTATGGAACAGAATTCACTGCTGCAGATGTAAAGGGGTTTTGTGCAATGAATGACATTGCTTATCAGACGGTTACTAAAAAAATTGAACAATTTAAAGTTGGGAGAGGTAAGTGGAATCTACAAGTAACTACTAAAGTAGTTGAAAATATTGAGAATTCTTTTGCTGCACCAGCTGTTGATCCTAGATTAGAAGAGAATCTTATTCCAGAACAGGATGAGACTTTCATTAAGTTTGGTTCTTTTAATGATATAAAGACTATTATTAAAACTAAACAATTTTACCCTAGTTTTATTACAGGTCTTTCAGGTAATGGTAAAACTTTCAGTGTAGAGCAAGCATGTGCTCAACTAAATAGAGAGTTAATTAGAGTTAATATTACAATTGAAACAGACGAAGATGACCTTATTGGTGGGTTTCGCCTTATTGATGGTAACACTGTATGGCATAATGGACCAGTTATCGAAGCACTGGAAAGGGGAGCTGTCCTCCTTTTAGATGAGATTGATTTAGCATCTAATAAGATTTTATGTTTACAGCCAGTATTAGAAGGGAAGGGAATTTTTCTTAAGAAGATAGGTAAGATAGTAAAACCTTCTCCTGGATTTACAATAGTTGCTACTGCTAATACAAAAGGTAAAGGATCTGAAGATGGAAGATTCATTGGAACTAATATTCTCAATGAAGCATTTCTTGAAAGATTTCCTGTAACTTTTGAACAAGATTATCCAGCACCTAGTATTGAAACTAAAATTTTGAAAAAGGTTTCTTCTACTTTGGGGGTAGAGGATAATGATTTTTGTAAGAAATTGGTAGATTGGGGTGATATTATTAGAAAGACTTTTTATGATGGTGGTATAGATGAAATAATTAGTACTCGTAGATTAGTTCATATTATTCATGCTTATAGTATCTTTAATGATAAATTAAAAGCAATCTGTGTATGTATTAATAGGTTTGATGAAGAGACTAAACAATCTTTTTTAGAGTTATATGATAAAGTGGATTCTACTGTGCAATTACCTGTACAAGAATCTGGACAATAGAGGACATTGGTGTTATGATTAATGCATGGAGCTTACTTTATGAAGAACTTAATGGGACAATGGATGAGACCTATCCAATTAAAAAGGAGGGTAAAATGACTAATGAAAAGAAAAATGATGATGTAGTAGTCTTGGGAGATACCAAAGATTATGATTGTGGAATGGATGGATATGATTGGGGTGATGATGGATTTAGTATAACTGGTAATCCTAATGCTTCTCCAGACACTTTAAACTTTGGGGTTATGCCTGGAGGTTTAGGTGAAGATCATCTTAATTTGAGTCCAGGTGCTGGAAATACTGCATGGGATGATAATAAGTATTATGCTGATGGGTATGATCCTTATCCTACCTGTGGAAGTGTGACAAAACCTCAACCAGATTTAAAAAGTGGATCCACTCACAAATACCAAGAAGATAAAGGTATTGCTGATTTAAAAGATTATGTCATTTCCACCTATAAGGGACATTATACAAATAACAATTCAGATGTCCAGACTCTTGATCTTATTCATTCTGTGGGTGATGCTGAGTCCTTCTGTCGATCAAATGCCATTAAGTATTTGAGTCGTTATGATAAGAAGGGATCAGCAAAGAATGATATACTAAAAGCAATGCATTATTGCTTACTCCTTTATTATTTCAGCGGCAACACTCAAGAACCTGATTACACTAACACTCGTTATGAAACTTTCTGATAAAACAATTTTACTTCTCAAGAATTTCTCTTCTATTAATCAATCTATTCTTTTTAAACAGGGAAATAAATTACGCACTATTAGTGTGATGAAGAACATCTTAGCAGAAGCAACTATTTCTGAAGATCTTCCTAGAGATTTTGGTATCTATGATTTAAATCAATTCCTTAATGGATTATCTCTTCATCAGAGCGCAGACTTAGATTTTGCTAAGGATGAACATGTGGTGATTAAAGAAGGTAAGATGCGTTCTAAGTATTTCTTTGCAGATCCTTCTGTTATTGTTTCTCCACCAGAAAAGGAGATTACACTACCTTCTGAGGATGTATCTTTTGTTATTACTAGTCAACAACTGGAAAAACTTAAGAAAGCAGCATCCATTTATCAATTACCTGATATTTCTGCCATTGGGGAAGCAGGAGTAGTGAAATTAGTAGCCAGAGATAAGAAGAATAATACTTCTAATGATTTTTCTATTGTAGTTGGTGAGACAGATAAAGAATTTGTTTTTAATTTTAAGGAAGAGAATTTGAAGATTATTCCTGGATCATATGATGTAGTGGTTTCTTCTAAACTTTTATCTAAATTTACTGCTCAGAATTATGAGTTAACCTATTACATAGCATTAGAACCTGATTCTACATTTGAATAATGAAACCAACTGAAAATTTAGAGCAACTCTTAGAAAGATTTACTAAGAGAATTGCACAGATAGAAATAGAAGCAGATGGTCCTGTTCGAGAGGCATATCTGCACCCTACTGAACAACTTCATTATCTTAGAGGATGTAAAGATACGGTGGTGTATCTTATGACTGGTAAATTACCTAATGATGGTAATCATGATGGTATGAAGGATCATAAACCACCATCTGATGATTAAGTTTCAAGTTGGTGGTAAAGAATTTGATGATTGGACACTTGCACAAGATCAAGCTGTTCAATTGTTAGAGGATGGTGTAGAGTATGTAACTATAATGCAATGGAATGATGAAAGAAAGACTTGGGGGTTGCTTCAAGAATTGAACTTAGAGAGGGGGATTATGCCGAATCCAAATTTCGGCACCACTTCTCTTACACCACACTATGTGAAATTGAGAAATTATGAGAGATGAATTCCTGTGGGTTGAAAAATATAGACCCAAGACAATTGAAGAATGTATTCTCCCAGAAAGTACTAAGAAAACTTTTCTTGAATTCTTAAATAAAGGGGAGGTGCCTAATCTTCTTCTTTCTGGACCTGCTGGTTGTGGAAAGACTACAGTTGCTAAAGCACTTTGCAATCAACTAGGAGTTGATTATTATGTTATCAACGGATCGGATGAGGGAAGATTCCTCGATACAGTCCGAAATAATGCAAAAAACTTTGCCTCAACAGTCTCCCTTACCTCCGATAGTAGACATAAAGTCATTATCATTGATGAGGCCGATAACACCACCCCAGACGTCCAGTTACTCCTTAGGGCCAGCATTGAAGAGTTTTCCCGTAATTGTAGGTTCATCTTCACTTGCAACTATAAGAATAAAATTATCGAACCATTACATTCCAGGTGTGCTGTGGTCGAGTTTGGCATTCGTGGGAAAGAAAAACAAGAGGTTGCGGCTTCTTTCTTCTCCAGACTTAACTTTATCTTGGACCAAGAACGGTGCCAAGCTGATAAGAGGGTCCTAGCTGAACTTATCAACAAACACTTTCCAGATTGGCGTAGGGTGATCAATGAGTGTCAAAGATATTCAGTAGGTGGACAAATAGATTCTGGAATTCTTGCAACTTTTACCGAAGTAAAAACAAATGATCTCATTAAAAACCTCAAAGAGAAGAATTTCCCGGAAGTACGTAAGTGGGTCGTTAATAATTTGGACAATGATTCTTCTGTACTTCTTAGGCGTATTTACGATGCTCTTTATAGCACCCTTGAAAACCATAGTATCCCTGCTGCTGTTCTCATTATTGCTAAGTATCAGTATCAAATTGCCTTTGTGGCCGACCAAGAAATAAATATGTTAGCATGTCTAACTGAATTAATGGTAGAGTGTGAATTCAAATAAAGTTTTTGTTAATGGGACATTCGATGTCCTTCATAGAGGACATCTTGAACTTTTAAATTATGCAAAAACCTTTGGGTATGTTATTGTTGGGATTGATACTGACGAATGTGTAAGAGAAAAGAAAGGACAAGGCAGACCCATATATAATCAATATGAGAGAAAATTTCTTCTTGAAAACTTAAAATCAGTTGATGAAGTAATATTCTTTTCTAGTGAACTAGAATTTGAAGAGTTGATAAAATCACTCAATCCTGATATAATTATAGTAGGTTCTGATTGGAAAGAGAAATCCACTATTAAATCTTATTATGATGGTAATCTAATTTTCTTTGATAGAATGGAGGATTATTCTACAACTAATATAATTTTAAAAATTCTGGACACCTATAAAAATGATTGAAAAGCAAGATCAGATTGTTCAAAGAATTAAGGAATTAGCATTATTTCTTGGTTCTGAAGCAGAAATAGTGACTTGCTCTGATCATAGTGGTGCTTTTTGGAAAAAAATTGTTATAGAATATAATAAAGGAGAAAAAGATGAAAAAAATAATTAAATGGATAAAAGAACATCTTCCCAGATGGTTAGATATTAATGAATCTAAACCTTGGGAGAAAAAATCCTCCACATGGGAGGATACCGCCCCTTCTGAATATGAACCAAATGACTAAAGATTTTTATAGAGTAGTTGCATCTGCTCAAACTCGTGATCCTTATCCAGTTTATAAGTACTTTGAAGATCCTGAAGAATGGATTGGGAGGGGAACTGTTGTAGTTTCTTGCAAAGATGGTAAGGTTGATGTTAAAATAATGGAGAAGGATTCTATCAAGATCCATCATATACATGTACATACAGATGATGGTCCTGTTAAAACAATAGTTACTGAACAATTCGAACATCCAGAAAAACCATGAGTACAATTATGACTAAATTATCAAAAAAGAAAAGGCATCAAGTAAAATCTAGATGGTATTATATTTTCTGGGGTGCTGCTACTTTATCAGTATTTGCAGGACAGATGTATGTTGGTTCTGGATATCGTAGGATGTCAAAAAGTTTTGATAGAATTGTTAATACTGTTATAATAGAAGTGGAAAAACTAAATCCACCTGCTCATGGAGGTATGTCACCAGAGGCATGGGAAGATGAATTAAGAAATCCTATACAATATCTTAATGATTCTAATTAATATAATACCTCATGGAAATTTTCCTGGACTTGGCCCCAGTGGACAAGTGGTTGCTATTGCTATTGCTATTCTTTTTAGTGGAGTAGCAGCAGGTATTTGGTTTTCTTTTGGCCCAGGTAATGAGAAATTGGCAGATCCTTGGGATGACGACGATTAATGGATCCATATGGAATGAGTAGAGGAATAATCATGGATTATTTGAAAGAGATTGAACTTTATTCTTTAGAAAGAACTTTCGAGTTTGAAAAGATTTGTAGAGAAATTGACAATCTTACAGAAGAAGATGCTAAACTAATGGCTAAATGCTATTGCAAACTTTATCTTAGTAAAATGGAGAATTTAGATGAAATCTCTTAAAACTCCTTTAAGATATCCTGGTGGAAAGTCTCGTGCGTGTACCAAGATGGATCAATATTTTCCTGATCTGCGTGAGTATACTGAGTTTAGGGAACCTTTTTTAGGTGGAGGAAGTGTAGCACTTCATGTAACAAAGAAGTATCCTAATTTAAAGATTACTGTAAATGACTTATATGAACCTTTAATAAATTTTTGGGTTCAGTTGCAACAGTTTGGAGATGAATTAACAGAGAAGTTAAGGCAATATAAATCTACTCATCCTGATCCTGAAAGCGCGAGAGAACTTTTTAATAATTCTAAGAAACAAGTTAATAATACTAGTTTAGATATTATAGAACGTGCTGCAGCATTTTATATCGTTAATAAGTGTTCTTTTAGTGGACTGACAGAGAGTTCATCCTTTTCTGCTCAAGCTTCCACTAATAACTTTTCTATGAGGGGAATAGAAAAGTTGCCTGGGTATTCAAGTTTAATTTCACATTGGCATATCAATCAATATTCTTATGAACATTTAATGGAGTATAATGTACATGATACTTTATTCATGTATCTAGATCCTCCTTATGATATTAAAGATAATCTTTATGGGAGAAAAGGATCTATGCATAAGTCATTTGATCATGATAAGTTTGCTCAAGATTGTGACAAGTATAAGATTGATATGATGATTAGTTATAATTCAGATCAACTTGTAAAGGATAGATTCAAAAATTGGAATGCGGCAGAGTTTGCGCATACATATACATTAAGGTCTGTTGGCGAGTATATGAGGGAACAACAACAAAGAAAAGAATTATTGTTATTTAATTACAGTAAAGAACCCAAAATTAAATTAAATTTTGATGGGTGTTATAATTATGATAAACTAAAAAAAGAAGGTCTGGTCTCATGACAGAAAAACCCTATGATGATTCTAAGTGGAGGACAGAATTACAGGGATCCAAGCGGTTGTCTAAACTTCAAGTGGAAATATTGGAGAATGGGCCTAAGAGTCTCGCACAAAGCTGGTTGATGCAAGCGATGCACAATGATTGGAAGAAGATGAAAGGTATTAAAGAACCTGAACCACCTGATTGCTCCTCTTCTCTTAAGGAGTGGGAGGAAATTGCCAAAAAGTATGAGAATCCTAGACCAGAGGAAAAGATATATGATGAATTTAATGATCCATATGGAGGATATTAATGGCTGATCCAGATGAAAATCCTTACTGGGGTGAACCAACTCCTACTGATCTGTGGGAGGATATGAAAAAACTTGATCTTCTTTATGAAAAACTGGATTGGGATCATAGGGATTATCTACACTTTGCAATTGAAGGAAATCATATTACAATTAGAAATAGATCAAGAGAGGGTCGCTAATGAGTGAAAATATAGTATATTATTCATATAAGATGAATAAACATTCTCATATTAATCAACATGAGATGGACCGTTTTGAACATAGCATTTCTTCATTGAGGGATTTTAATAATGAAATACCTGTTTATCTTTTTTGCGATGATCCTGATTATATTCCCGATTATTTTAGGACTGAATATAATGTAAGAATTAGACCCTTTGAAGAACAACCAGATCATGGGATGTTATTCATTTATAGATGGTTTAACTTGCAGTATTTTGACGATGCTGATGTTAATCTTTTATATGTGGATTCTGATACTATTTTTTATGATGATGTTCAATATCTTTTTGATCATTATAATTATGCAGAGGTCTTTGGTAGGGAGGAGTTTGGATTCCGTCATGACCCCAATATTGGTGGTGGAAGGACAATAAGAGAGTCTCTCGATTTTGTTGATAGGTGTATTATAGAAGCAGGAGGAAAAGTTCATACCTACAAGTATTGTTGTGGAGTTATACTCTTCAATGATAATCTTCATTTGGATATCATCGATCACTTAGGGGAATTAGTGGAGTTGATGTGTAAATTAAAAGATGGTAAAATACCTTATCCAGTTCCTAATCCTAGGATAGTAGATGAATATGCTTTCTGGATAATTTTAAGCAGAATAGGAGCATATTCTTCTTTATTTGGCGCTCAAGATGTAACACATGGGTGGATAGAACCAAAGCATCAAGAATTTTTTAATCCTGTAGTGTGTCATTATACTACTAAAAAAGAGCAAGAATTTGCTACTTCAGACAAAAAGTATAGTAATCTTTTGAGAGATGTAGATGAATTGAGTGAAGACATTGATCCCTGGACAGTAGAGTGAACTGTTTTGGGTTTTTAGCAATTCTTTTAATTATTAGTGGACTGGCTTCGACTGTTATTGCTGTTTATGGTATAATAGATATGTTAAAATGAAAAAACTCACGGGATTGGATTTTGCTATTCTTCCCCTTTTATATTTGGAATACTTTGTCCAAAAATTCTTATGTGGAATATACTATACTTGGCAAAAATTTGAGTACTGGAACTTCAATAGGAAACTACCGAAATGACTGCAGAAGAATTAGAAAAAGAAAGATGGATAGATGATGATTGTAATGTAGTCAATCATTATTATCGTGCCAAAAGAATGCATCCTAATATACCTTTTTATCTTCAAGATGAAAAGGGAGAAACTTTTGAGTTTGGGTGGAGTTTAATATATCAATATATTGGAAACATTTCATATTATCCTGAGTGGTGAATAATGGAAAATTATAATAAACCGGATACTAAATTAGAAGACCTTATTTTTATAAAGGAGGGAGCTATTCCTTCTTATGTTTGTGATAGGGTTATTAGAGATATTAATAAGAAAGAATGGAAACCCCATGAGTGGTATGATGGTTTCAGCAAGGACAGTTATTCTGAAGAAACTATGGAACTGGATGTGCAACCTGCAACACCAGATTTGCAAAAATTATTATATCCAGCTGTTAGAAAAACAATGGATGAATATACTTATAATTATAATTTTAATACTAAGGAAGAGAACAATCACAAAATGGATGGAGTGATTAGAGTGATGTCTTCTATTCGTTTTAATCGTTATGCTCCTGGGCAAATTATGAGACAACATTATGATCATATCCACGCTCTTTTTGATGGAGAACAAAGGGGAATACCAATTTTAAGTTTTATACTTAACTTTAATGATGATTATGAGGGCGCTCATCTTTACTTTTGGGATAATGAAGTGATAGAGTTAGGTAAAGGAGATATTGTTATATTTCCTTCTTTATTCTTCTTTCCTCATGGTGTAACTGAAGCCACGAAAGGAGTACGTTATTCTGGAGTATGTTGGGCTTGGTAATGACAGAACTAAAAGATTGGTTAAATTCTATTAATTTTAATAAGGAAGATCTTTCTGATAACATTGGAGAATATTCACCGTATATTATTAATCGTTGTTTAAGTGGACATTTAGATACAGTTCTTTTTGCTAATGAAATGAACAAATTTCATTTTTTAGATAAGGTCATGCAATATAATTTTTATCTAAATAGTGTGAGGAAAAGGAAGAGATTCTCTCCTTGGATTAGAAAAGATAAAGTATCTGATCTAGAGTATGTGAAAAGTTACTATGGTTATAGTAATGAGAAAGCATCTCAAGTCATGAAAATTTTATCTCATGAACAAATAGAATTTATTAAACAACGACTTGAAACTGGTGGTACAAAATGAATCAAACTGTTGAACCTCAAGTAAATTGGTCTCAGGACAAAATGATTGAGGTTAGATTGAATGAACCTGATGATTTTCTTAAAGTCCGAGAAACTCTTACAAGGATTGGTGTAGCGTCAAGAAAGGAAAAGAAACTTTACCAATCCTGCCATATATTGCACAAACAGGGTAAATATTACATAGTGCATTTTAAGGAGTTGTTTGCTCTGGATGGGAAGTACGCTAACCTTACTGTTAACGATGTTCAGCGTAGGAATCGTATTACTCGTCTCCTTGCTGATTGGGGACTCATTAATGTAGTAAAGGAAGATACCATCGGAGATATTGCTCCACTTAATCAGATTAAAGTGTTACCGTATAAAGATAAACATGATTGGATTTTAGAACAGAAGTATAATATAGGAAAGAAAACTAAAACAGAGGAAACAGAATAAATTGAAAAATAATCTTTATAATGGTATCAGTGAAAGACTTTTCTTTACTTTAGGTAAACGCCCAGAAATTGCTACGACCCATGATTTTTATATGGCATTGAGTTATGCTGTGAGAGATCAGATGATGACCTATTGGTTAGATAGTAAAAAAGAAGTTGATAAGGAAATTGCTTATCTTTCAGCAGAATTTTTAATAGGACCTCAACTTAATAATAATTTAGTTAATTTGGGTATCAGGGAAGAAGCGCAAGAAGCATTAAAGGAATATGGATATACTTTAGATCAGATTTTAGATGTAGCAGAGGAACCTGGACTTGGTAATGGTGGTCTAGGACGTCTGGCTGCTTGTTATATGGAGTCTCTAGCAAGTCTTAAAGTACCTGCTACTGGATATGGTATAAGATATAAGTACGGCATCTTTAAGCAGTTAATTAAGGACAATCAGCAGATTGAGATTACTGATAATTGGCTACATGGAGAATGGCCATGGGAATTATGTCAACCTGATGAGTCTGTATTTGTAGGATTTGGTGGTAGAGTTGAAAATTATGTATCAGATAGAGGTAATTATAGAGTAAGGTGGGTTCCTGAGGAGCAAGTGGTTGCTGTTCCTTATGATGTATTGCAATTAGGATATAGAGTTAATAGTTGTAATAGGTTGAGATTGTGGAGAGCAGATGCCACAGAAACCTTTGACTTCTATGCATTTAATATTGGTGATTACCTTGGTTCAGTAGAACAAAGTGTTTCATCTGAGACTATTTCTAAGGTATTGTATCCCAATGATGGTACAGATCAAGGAAAGACTTTAAGGTTGAAGCAGCAGTATTTCTTTGTAAGTGCTTCCCTTCAGGATATGATGAATAGTTTGGATAAGAGGGGATATGATATAGAAGATTTTCCCCATCATTGGCAAGTGCAATTAAATGATACTCATCCATCTATTGCAGTAGCAGAATTGATGAGACTTCTTGTGGATGAAAGGCATATAGAGTGGGAAGATGCATGGGAGATAACCACTAAGTCTATTGCTTATACTAATCATACTCTTCTACCAGAGGCATTGGAGAAGTGGGATCTCAAACTCTTTAAGACTTTACTTCCTCGTCACATGGAGATTATCTATGAGATTAATCGTAGATTCCTTCAAGTAGTAAGACTTAATTATCCTGGAGATGATTCCATTTTAGAAAAGTTATCCATTATTGATGAGAATGGTGGTAAGTCTGTGCGTATGGCACACCTTGCAACTGTAGGTTCTCATCATGTAAATGGTGTTGCTGCATTACATTCTGAGTTAATTAAGACTCAATTGATGCCAGAGTTTTATGATTTATGGCCACATAAGTTTACTAATGTGACTAATGGTGTCACCCCAAGAAGATGGGTAGCATCTGCCAATCCTGCATTAGCAGAAGTTCTTGATGAATATGTTGGTATGGATTGGATTACTCATATGGATTCTCTGAGGAAATTAGAAAGTAGGAGAATGGAACCAGAACTTCTAGAAAAAATTGCAAGTACTAAAATTATTGGAAAGCATCATCTTGCTACTTATATTTTTGATACTTTGGGGGTATCAGTAGATCCTTCTAGTATGTTCGATGTACAGGTTAAGAGAATTCATGAGTATAAGAGACAACATTTACTTGCTCTTTGGGTTATAGCACAATATCTTCGTATAAAGAATGGACATGATATAGTTCCGAGGACTGTAATCTTTGGTGGCAAAGCAGCTCCTGGATATTATATGGCTAAGATGATAGTTCAATTTATTTGTCATATTGCAGATGTGGTTAATAATGATCCTGATATGGATGGTAAGTTACGTGTAATATTCTTACCAAACTATAGTGTCAAGTTAGGTGAACTTGTCTATCCTGCTGCTGATCTTTCTGAACAGATATCAACTGCTGGTAAAGAAGCATCTGGTACAGGGAACATGAAGTTTCAAATGAATGGTGCTGTTACTATAGGAACTCTTGATGGTGCTAATGTTGAGATACGTGATTTAGTGGGTGAGGAGAATTTCTTCTTGTTTGGTAATGATGAAACTGGTATAGCAAAACTATGGAAAGATGGTTATAATCCTCAACATCACATATCTGAGGAACTGTGGGAAGTAATTCACCTTGTTAGGGGTGGTCACTTTAGTCATGGTGATCGTAATATGTTTGAACCTTTAATAAGTAATCTTTTGAATCATGATCCTTTCTGTGTATTGGCAGATTTTTCTGATTACTTAGATGCTCAGGATAGGGTAAGTAGTGCATGGAAAGATAGAGATAGTTGGAATAGAATGTCTCTTTTAAATATTGCTAGGTCTGGGTTCTTCTCTTCAGATAGATCTATTAGGGATTACTGTAATAAAATATGGGGTATTCCCCACTGACTTTTTTTGGTATTTGTGGTTAAATAGTACTGGATGCCGTAAGGGTCCACAAATCACAAACTCGCTTAGTAAAGGAGCTACTATCATGGGAAACCTATCACGTTATAGCACGGCTGATCTTGAAGGTTTAATGGAGAAGATTGCGAAGAATAGTATTGGAGTAGATAGTTATTTTGATAACTTCTTCAATTTGACTACACAACAAAGTTATCCGCCTTATAATCTCATTCAGATAAACAATGTAGAATCTAGATTAGAGATTGCTCTAGCAGGATTTAAAAAGAATGAAGTTAAGGTCTACACTGAACATGGTAAATTATTTGTTAAAGGATCAAAGGAAGAAAAATCAGAAGAAGTTCAATATGCTCATAGGGGATTAGCTAATAGATCCTTTGAAAGACAGTGGACTATTACAGATGATGTTGAAATTAAGGAAGTTATTTTTGAGGATGGACTTCTTACTATTAATCTAGGTAAAGTAGTTCCTGAACATCATGCTCGCCATGATTGGCTCTAAATAATGATGAGTTCGAGATGGGAAAGAGGACCGCCACCTTGACGGTTCTCTTTTTTATTGCTAAAATATAAAAAGGTAAATAGAAAACCATGGCAGATCCTTATCCCGCAGTAGGTAGTGATTATAGAGATCCTATAGTGCCTTCCACCACCAATAGAGGACTTACTCTTACCAAAGAACAAGTAGTGGTATTAAGAGATATATTGTCCCATATTCCAGATCCTAGTAAAGAAGTAGTTGAACTTTATGATAAGGTAAAATTGTTATGACTATTAAATTGGCATTGCTAAAATCTGGAGAAGATGTTATTGCTGATATCGCTGAAATGGTGGTTGAAGAGAAAGTAGTAGGATATGTATTTGAGCAACCTGGAGTAGTAAAACTAATTGGAGATCAAGTTAAAGAAGGAAAACGTAAATCTCCTTATAAGATTCAAATTACTCCTTGGATGCCATTGAGTAGGGATCAGAAAATTCCAGTGGTAGCAGATTGGGTTATTACTATTACTGAACCCATTGAGCAATTAAAAGAAATGTATCAAAAAGGAATCAAGAAAAATGGAAATCAAGAACCTGAAGTTGTTAGTTCTGGTGAACAATCAGATGATTCTGAGTCAGATTGAAGAAGTTTCATCTGAACTAGGAGAACCTGATTGTAAGTTGACTGAACCATTTGTGGTTAGTACATCAGATAATAAAATTACCATACAGGAGGGAATGTTAGTTCTCTCTCCTTGGTTATTAAATGTGACCAATCAGAATGTTTTTATGGTAAGTTCTGACAAAATCTTGACTATTGTGGATCCCAATACTAAACTAACCAAAAAGTATGAGGAGATGTTAGATAAAGAATGAGATTCTATACTAATGTTCAGATGGTTGGAAACAACTTTTTGGTACGTGGATATGAAAATGGAGAGAAGGTAATCTTCAAAGAAGAGTATTCTCCTACATTATTTGTTAAATCAAAGAAACCTAGTAAATATAAAACTCTTGAGGGGGATAGTGTAGAACCTATTCGTCCTGGTCTCGTTAGAGATTGTAGAGAATTTTATAAGAAATATGATGATATTGAGGGGTTCGATATCTATGGGAATGAGAGATATGTATACCAATATATTTCAGACAAATATCCAGATGAAGAAATAAAGTTTGATATTAGTAAGATCAAACTAGTAACAATGGATATTGAGGTCCAAGCTGAACATGGTTTCCCTGATCCCGAATCATGTTCTGAGGAAATGCTTACTATTTCCATTCAGGACTATACTACTAAAGAAATTACTACATGGGGAAGAAAACCATATACTCCCACTCAAGATAATGTAACTTATTATCATTTTGAGGATGAGATTACTATGCTAAACTCATTCTTATATCATTGGTCTAAGAATCCTCCAGATGTTATTACTGGATGGAATGTACGTCTTTATGATATTCCATATTTGTGTGGAAGAATTGACAGAATTATGGGACAGAAGAAGACTAAACTTCTATCTCCTTGGGGTTTGGTTACTCATGAAGAAGTCTATATTTCAGGTAGACCGTTTAATGTTTATGATATTGCTGGATTAACAACTTTAGATTATCTAGAGTTATATAAGAAGTTTACTTATAAGGCACAAGAATCATATAGATTGGATTATATTGCTCAGATTGAACTAGGTCAGAAGAAATTAGATCACTCTGAGTTTGATACCTTTAAGGATTTTTATAGGGGGAATTGGAAAAAGTTTGTTGATTACAATATAATTGACGTGGAACTTGTTGACCGTTTGGAAGACAAGATGAAATTAATTGAATTAGCTTTGACAATGGCTTATACTGCTAAGGTTAATTACATTGATGTGATGTTTCAAGTTAGAACTTGGGATACCATAATATATAATTATTTGAAGAAGAGGAATATTGTTATTCCTCCGAAGAATAGGTCACAAAAGAATGATAAGTACGCAGGTGCATATGTCAAAGAACCAGTTCCGGGAAAGTATGATTGGGTTGTTAGTTTTGACCTTAACAGTCTCTATCCTCATCTCATTATGCAATATAATATCAGTCCAGAGACCCTCAGGGAGACTAGACATCCCAGCGCGAGCGTTGAGGGGTTTTTAAATAAAGAGACTGATATTGATAGACAATATGCTACTTGTGCCAATGGAGCACAGTATAGGAAGGATATTAAAGGATTCCTTCCAGAATTAATGGAGAAGATGTACAACGAGCGTGTAATTTTCAAGAAGAGGATGATCGATGCCAAGAAGAAATACGAGAAGACACCCACGCCTGATCTTGTCAAAGAGATTGCCAGGTGTAACAACATCCAAATGGCAAAGAAGATATCTCTTAATTCTGCTTATGGTGCTATCGGCAATCAGTACTTCAGGTA